TGAAGTTGTTTGCACCTTGTGTCACTAGACAACGCTCAGATAAGTAGTGAATCTGCATCGCATCAAGCGCTGATGTTTGAGCTCCGACAGAACCAGTAACCCAAGTTTTCATCTTGCGATTGTCTGTCTTAGAAGCTCTATAACGAACATGTAGGAAAGGACGCTTAAGGTTTTTACCCAATGCCTGATCGTACACATTTGATGTACCAGCTGGAATAATAACTCCACGGATAGCAGCACTACCAGCACGGTCGTTAATACCTCCACGAGTTGCCTTGTCATTCAAGTAACGCATGTCTGACTTGTAGAAATCGTAAGATCCACGACGGAATCCAGAGAACCCTAAGTTAAGAGCCATATCCTCGTCGTTCTCGAATACTCCATAAGAAGTACCTCCAGCACCGTAAGAATTCATAGAAGCAAGCATGTCGTCCATAGCTAGCGATGTAGCACGGTTGATAAACATCATGTTCTCTTCAATAGCACCTTGCTTGTCAAACTCTGCTAGAATAGCATCAAACTCAGCTAAGTCAGTAGCAGCGTTAACTCCAGTTACACCAGATGTTACGTTTCCACGAGACTCAATAGCCGCGAATAAACCTTCAGTACCAGCAGAACCTGCACCTCCATCAGCAGCTCCACGGATCTGCTTATCACCAAAACCAATAGCAGAGTTAGCCGCTGTCTTTTCAGACTCAAGCATAGCCATCTCTAAGTAATCACCAAAACGAGCACGAGTATCGCCCTCAGCTTTTAGATACCATAAGTAACCATTCTGTCCTTCTTCACCTGAAACTTCAACCCAACCAATAGCAGAAGCATCAGATCCAGAGATCTCGTAGTAATCCTTCATGATAATTGGCTTGTTAGTGTACGACTTAAACGTTGGTGTTAAAGCAGTACGTCTCTCAGCGCTGTGAGTACCAGTGTTATCACTGTAGCTCTGGCCTTTTCCGTACTCAGAACCAATGACTAGCAAAGTTGCTGTGCCGGCGCTTAAAGTACTTAGAGCAGCTGTAGCATAAGGCTCAACTGTAACGACAGCCGATTCCGGCGTCTCTACAACTAAAGCTTTAACTACTAAACCTGCTTGAGCAATAACAACGATATCGTTAACACGAATACCGTGAGTACTAGTCAAAGTGTTTCCGTCAATGTCGGTTGTTACTTCAAACGTACCGTTTGTATCACCAGCTGGAACTACTGTTCCTACGTACGATAGGTGTAAGCGAGATTGCTCAGACCATACAACCTGATCAGATTGCATTGCCTCTTCAGCCCCTACTTGAGCGAGAAATCCTGAAATAGTTCGCTGTCCGAACACCTCAGCCTCTTTCTCCATAAGGTCTGGTAAATATTGTTGCGCCCAACCTTTAGTTGCGTCGCTTGTAAAATCTATGTAATTTGACGCTAAAGTCTGCTGCTGCGAAGCGGCAACTGAGTTTAACGAACCTCCTGCTGTAATAGCCATAATTGTTTTTCTTTAAATTGTTATTTTTTGTTTTTTAATTTGAACTTAAAAGAGGCAGAATCATCACCTAGTACCCTTACTTTCATTCCACCTTGCACTTCACCTTGAGTGGATCTAGCTGTAGTGTTTATGTTTTTAGCTTTTGCAACACTGTCTTTCAGTGCGTCTGCTCGGCCTTGTTCGTAAAAGTGGCTAGCAACTGCGTCTGCATTCATAGCTGTGTACAAGCTCTTGTGGTAACCTTTAGCGTCTGACATAGTGTTATCTTCGTTCAAAAACTTTTTGACAAAGTTGTTTATGTCGCTCTGTGTTTCCTTTACTTGGCTCGCGTCTTTAACATTATACCTAAATTTTTTATCTCCGACTTCATATTCAAAACCTTTGAACTTGTCATTGAAAACCTGCTCGGTCTTCTTGTTAAATCTAGACTTCTGTTGTTGAGCTATTTTTTGCGTCTGCTCTGACTCTTTATTGTATCTGTCAAAGAAATTTACCGCTTTCTGCTGCTCAGCCGTGAGCTTGCTTCCAGCTTTAATGTCTTCGTAGTATTTAGACTTTTGCCCGTCTAAGTAGGTCTTGGCCTCGGCAACTTGCTCTTTAAGGGCCAATTTTTTACGTTTAATATCTCTTTCGTCATCTACTTCCTCGTCAAATGAGAAATTATCCTCCATAAGGAAGTTAATCTCTTCCGAGTCTAAATGAGGTTTAGTTCTCTTGTAGTATTCAAGCAGAGCCTCTTGGTTGTCAAGTCCCTTGACGTCTCTGTTTAAGTTTACGTAATCTTGAAGATCACCACCTGTTTCATCCATAAAGTCCATTAGCTTTTGGACATTCTCAGGTATTGCTTTACCAGTCTCTTCGTTAGCGTCTAAAGCTTCAATAACTTCCTCTTCAGTTATTTCTTCTTCTTCTGTTACTTCCTCAAGTGCGGGCGCTTCAACATCAACGACCTCTTCTTGTGTAACCTCTTCAATTGCTTCTTCGAGATCAACTTGGTTTTCATCTACTGTTTCTACTGGTTTACTTAAGTCTACTTTAAGGATATCTGGGTCATCCTTGCTTTCAAATTTTTCTAGATCAAGCTCTGGAGCTTGCTCTTCTACAACCTCTACCTGAGGGGTTTCTTGGATAACCTCTTCGGTCACCTCTTCATTTTTAACTTCTTCCATAATATATTATATAATTAATTACCAATTTGTGGGGTAAACTTATCTAAACCCATTCCGCCTCCTAGTATATCATTACCTGAAGACTCAAACTTTTTAGCACTCGCTTTGACATTTTCTCGTTTATCTTTACCTTGCTCTTTCATGCCCTCTATCTTTTCTGTAGACGCTCTTTCTTGGTCACGTAAAGAAGTGTTAAGATCAAATTCAAACTGCATTAGCTCTTTCTTTAATTTAACCTCTTCTTGCAAGTGCGTTAACTTGCTTTGAGCTTTCATCTGCTCTAATTGTGCGTCCGCTTGAGCTTTTGCCTGATTTTTTTGTATCTCAGACTGAGCTGCGGCTTGTTGAGTTTGCGCATTTGCCTGTGCTTGCGCTTGAATGTTTTGCTGTTGGATTTGCTGGTCACGTTCTTGTTTCTTCTTGCGTTTTATCTTTAGCAATTGATTTGCGAGTTTAACGTTTCGCACCTCCCTAATATCTATAGCGTCGTCTAGATCTATGAGTTGCTGAGCTAAAGCTGTTTGGATATTGTTCTCTAGCATCTGCTTCTCTTCTTCGTCTGGCTCTAGTTCTATAAATATACCAAAGTCATATAGGTGTAGTTCAGACATTTCTTTTAGTGTAGCTACGTTATGAGCGCCTATAGACTGCACGAACGCGTCAGCCGTTGGAGAGTACTCTAGAATATCTGATATACGTAAAGACAAAGCCTCTGCAACCTCGGACGTTAAGAACATTGACGAAAGCAAGATGTGCCTAGTGGCTACGTTAGAATTAGCCGCAGCAAGCTTCTGGACACCTACTAGCGATTTGGGATCAGGCATACTACCGTCTCTAGCTTCGTTTAAACCTGTTACATCACGGATCATTTGAAGATAGTAGTTGTAAGTCTGTATTAGACTACCCATTTTATTTTGACCTGCACCGTTTGATATTTGCTGAATAGGAACCTTACCTGGATTTGGGTCTCCTTCTGATGTTATGCTTCGGCCTATAACAGAACCCGTTTGAAAGAACATGTTTAATGCCTCCTGTGGATTGTAATTTGTTCCATTACCTAAATCTATTTCAGCAAGCCCATCAGCGTCAAGATACACCCCATCTGGTACCATGCGAGATAAAACTTGCTGCAACTTTAAATGTGTGAGTTGAATTGTATCTGCAAACCCAGTAATTCTACTAACTATAGACTCTATTCTACCCTCGTACATTCTTGGCGCAACTAAAGAGTAGTTCATTTTAACTTTGTTAAAATCACTTTTAGTGCGCATCATATTCTCGGCCTTCTGCCACTTGATAAGTTTGTCTGTTCCAAGAACCATTGCACCTTCAAAAATACATTCTACAGATCTTTGTAGTTTTGAATATCCACCTTCTTTGTTTTCAGGTGGATTAAACGCATCTGTCTTTTCTATAGCCTTGTATCCACCAGCTGCGGTCTCCTTTAATTTATACACGTCATTGGTGTATGTTCTATAGTTAAAGTATAAGACTTGGACTTTGTTTTTATCTGTTTCATTTACCCTTCTGCCACGTGTGTTTCTTTGGCCAGAATTAGAGTGTATGTCCTTTAGGTCAGACTCAGTTAAGTGATCAAACTCTCTAGCTAGTTCGTTAATTGGAATAGTTTTAACCTCTCCAATATAGTATATGTCTTCAAAGTAAGGTGAATCTGTGTATGAGTATACAATGTTAGCTGGGTCAACATACTCAACAGTAGCCCCATCACTCCAATTAAAACCTGTTTTAACACAACCAATACCTAGTACAGTTAGATCGTACAAAAGACGACGTCTAGTTAAATCGTACCTATTCCCTTTCAATAATACATTTATAGCTTGCTCTTCCGCTATCTCAACCGCCTGCTTGTAGTTGAGCTGCATATGTAAGTCTAACTCTTCATCAGTCTCTGGTAAATCTTCTTTTTTATTCTCGTAAAGATTTATGTTAAATAGTTTAGCGGATTGATCATTAAACTCTTTAGCCTCCATGTCTCTCATCACTGACTCCATGTACTCTGTCCTCTTGCTTACACCATACTGATCTTGAGAGTGAGCTTTGATATTAAACATCCTTTCAGCCATACCGTTAACCACAATGTCCACGAACTTAGGTATAATAGGTACCGGTTTCCAGTCTAAATTAAGATAAGATAAATCACCATTTATAGATAACTCATCTTTGTATTTTTGTATGGATTGCTCACCGCGAGCATACAACCTTAAGTTATGGAACTTTTGTTGCGTTACGTTATATCTATTGCTATGTGAATCTTTAAACCACTCCTGCTCTATAGCTTGCGCCACTTTGAGGCCATACTCGGCGCTCATTTTCTCTAGGTCAGGAACCGCTTGAGAAGGAAAGTTTACATATACTGACTCAGCCATGCTTATTTAATTATCTGGGAGTTAAACCCCCTATTGTTATATTTTGATATACTTAAGTCTAAAGGTTGGACTTCAACTTTGGCGTTGGGTGCATAAAGGTGTCTGTTACAAGCCATGATGGCTAAGCCTGAGCTTATAGAAGCATCATGCTTAGTTCTCTTGTTTATATCAAACCTAGCCCAATCGTTAAGCAACTCGTTAAAGTATACTGTTCCGTAATTGCCTTCGCCTAAATGACCTACATGTTCTTGTATGTACATCTCAATAGCAGCGGCATGGGCTTGTTTAATATCTTCGCTTGAGTTTGGTATACCACCCACCTCTCTTTCGGCAACTGATAATTTCTTCCAAGTTTTATCTGGTCTGTTCATACTATAGCCTCTATAACCTCTTCGGCGTAGATAGTATAGTAGTCTTGGTTTATTGTTCTCTGCTAGTATAGGCATTCCGTAAAACACAAGCGCCATAAGCATGTCTTCAAAAAATATCTCTGCGGTTTGTGGTCTTGCTATATACTCTAAGAAAAACGTGCTCGAAGGAGCATCTTCCATAGAAAACTTTGTTAGTCCGTGGAGCGCGCCTTTCGACCCTTTGCCATCAACAGTACCGCTAATATCATAACTGTCACAGCCGAACGCGCCAATATGATCATTGCCTGGGAACTTAATACCATTCTTTATTATTTGTTTATTCTGCAAGTGCGCTGGTGGTACCCAGCTTACTTTAAATCTACCTCCTGGATCTGGATGAAATATCACCTTTGAATCTTTAATTCCATTAACCCAACCAAAACTACCAGTCGTGGTGTGAGCAGCATGTCTACTTCCTTCGTTGTAGTCTATTTGCTCATATATCTTCATTAGGTTAAAGATACTGCTTTTGCTCTCATCTCTGAAGGCGTGTTCCGTAGTTCTAGGAAACTGCCGGTAAAATTCATTTAAAGCGTCTTGATCTTCCTTAAGACCATCAACTTCATTCTCCCAACTGTCTACAACACCTATATCTATTAGTTCACCGTCTGGTCCCAGTCGTTCTCCATCACATGGATTATCAAAGACTGGAAATCCGAATCCATCAATAAATCCTTCATAGTTCCATTCCATAGGGATAAAGAGAGAATACAGGCCAGACTTTGTTTGTCCATTGCGGTTTCTCCTAGAAACATCTGAGTCATTATATAACTTTTTAAAATTA